CGGCTCTATCTGCTCAACAAGGATTCAGACAGGACATGGCGTACCAACACTACAATCTATAATGGATTGTGTTGATTCAGAGGGAGATGCTTACATAATTGCTGATGGCGGCATCAGAAACTCTGGAGATATTGTAAAGGCTCTGGCAGCAGGGGCAGACTTTGTTATGCTTGGCTCCCTTCTTGCCGGCACGGATGAATCGCCAGGTCAAGTTTTTAGTTCATCAGAGGGCAAGAAATACAAGGTATATAGAGGTATGGCATCTGTGGAAGCACAGGTCGCTTGGAGAGGCGAAGCTCGCTCTCTTGAGGGTGTGTCCACCACGATACCTTACAAGGGCTCTGTCAAGAAAGTTCTAGCAGACTTAGAGCAGAACATCCGCTCGGGACTTTCTTATAGCGGAGCATTTGACCTTGAAGAGTTATACCAGAACTCTAAGTTTATCAAGCAAACCAATGCTGGTATGCGAGAAAGCAACACACATATTTTATCCCGATGACTGAAAAAAAGATAGTTTTTCTTGACAATGACGAGCAACATGCTAGAATGATAGTGAGGTTGAGATACGACAGACTAACTCAGGGCAACTTCTTTCGTGGGTTAGTTAAGCTGTATGTCGATAACGATTTAGACATGGCGCGAGTAATAGAAAAGATAAAGCTAGAAAAAAGTACGATGGGAAAAAAGAAGAGACAAAACTCAACAAAAGAATTAGAACAAGGAGAAAAACTAATGGAAGAGTTAGGACTATCAAAGTCTGAGAAGAACTTTATATATGACTTGATTGAGGAGGACTTCGAAGAATAATATGAGTAATAAATGTTGTGACGAAGAAAATCCAAGATGCTATATAGACTACCCAGAAGATGACAACTGTATTTATACTGCCATAGAGAAACATGGAGCCATGACATTAGCAGAGGTTGCTAAACGTCTAGGTATTTCTCTGGTCCGTGTATCACAGATAGAGAAACAAGCTTTGAAGAAACTTTCGAAGAGAATAAAAAAATGACTTTGTATGGCACAAAGACTATTTATTATTGTATTTTACACCATTTTTGTATACAAAAGGAGATTTTTTAAATGAGTGATAAAAAATTGCTAAACGAAAACACGATTCGCCGTTTTATGAAGTTGGCGAATGTTGACACAATGACAAACAGCTTCATCAGTGAGATGGGCTACGGCAAGTCTTACAAGAAGAATGAAAAAGAGCTAGAAGAGACAGCAGCTGAAGAAGAGGTTGTCGAAGAGGCATCTGAAGCAGAAGAAGTTAAAGAAGCAGAAAAGCCAGTCAAAGAAGAGTTCGAACTCACCACCGAAGAGGAAGAGGAAGACATGGCTGCCGACGACATGGGCGACGACATGGAGATGGACGCTGAAATGGGCGACATGGCCATGGCTGACGACGGAGACGCTGACATTAGCCTAACAGAAGAAGAAGCACAACTTCTTATCGATCTTGGTTCCCGCCTTGAAGCTGCAATGGGTGATGCAGGCGAGGAAGATATGGGAGACATGGATGCCATGGACGACGAGCCAATGGACGACGAGCCAATGGATGACGAACAAGAAGAAGACCCAATGATGCAAGAAGAGATCGTAAACGAAGTTTTGAAGAGAGTTACTCAGCGTATCATCCGCGAAAAGATGAAGCGCAAGTAAGAAATACTATATCACTCATTTAGGTTTCTTATAAGACCCCAAAGCATAAAAAACTTTGGGGTTTTTTTTATAGACATTCCAAAACATATCTGATATGATAGTTATAACAAATGCTCACCACGTTGGAGGGTCTGTTATGAATCATAATTTAGAAGGTGTATATTGGGATGTAGGAGACAATGAGTATAGCTTGCAAGTTTCCTTTACCGCAGAGCAAAAACAGTATGTTCTCGACAGGTTTCAAGACTGGAAGCATGTAGGAGAGGGCACAGACCCAAAGCAAGACAAGCAGATATTTATATTTAGAAAAGTCTTTTCAGATAAAGCAGAATTGAAAAGACTTGCGAGAGATTTGAGATTTAATAAAATTTTACTAAAAGAGGTTGTATGAAAGATAAGTCCAAAACGAAAAAGAACAAAACCAAAAAGAAAAAGAAGGAGCTGGATATTGAGGTTAAGGATGCCGCGCAAGTTAAAGAGGGCGATCTTGACGACAAGCAAATAGTAATCATAAACAACATTCAGCCACCAGATGCAGAAATGCCAGAGCTTAGAACGATGAGCCTATATGGTGATATCACTGAACAAAAGGGCTCTGAGATTGTTGCTGGCCTTCTCTTTTTAGAGAGCAGTGCCCTACGTGCTGGACTATCAGACCCCAACGACCCAGAGTCAGAGCCTATTGTTTTTAGTAAGAGCATCAATATGTTTATCTCTACTCACGGCGGTTGTGCTAGTGATATGTTCTCTATCCTTGATGTAATGGAGATGGTAAAGAGCAGGACTTGTGATATTGAGACAACTGGCATCGGAAAGGTTATGTCGGCTGGCGTTCCAATTCTGGCCGCCGGGTCACCCGGCAAAAGACGCGTTGGAAAGAACTGCCGCATCATGCTTCACAATGTTATGGCTGGAGCAGGTGGCACCATCTTCAACATGGAGAATGAACTAGAAGAGATTAAGTGGGTCCAAGACAGGTACATCGAGACCCTCGCCAGCTATACTAAAATGACAAAAGCCAAAATCAAGAAAATGCTTAAGACCCAGCGTGATGTATACATCTCCGCAGAAGAAGCAATAAACTTGGGTATTGCGGACGAAATAATCTAATTATATAGAGGAGATATATTATGACCTGGCACAAAGAATTCTTATCCGAGAACAACAAGAAACCATCACTTTCAACTTTTGATGACCTCTATACTCTTATCGCAGAAGTTTATGAAGTAGAAAAGGAAAAGCTTTTCAAGGCTCACAAAAGTGAGATGGAGCTGCTTAGAGAGCAATTTATCAAGGAGAGGAAAGAAGTATCTGTTACCTTGCAAGCTATCCCAGAGATAAGTGTTACAGAGCTTGGATGGACGAACCTAACAGGTGAAGGGGATACAGCTGTCTCAGGACCAGAGAGAAGCAAGCTTGAGCAGTTTCTTTCAAAGATTCAGGGAGACAGTTTTCAGACAAAGATAGCTTCTTTGTCGAACTTTTATGACAACCCCGATGCCGCCCTGCAAGAGATGTTTCCAGATGCTAGCGGCTCACTGCCTATGCAGATAGCAGCAGCATTAGGCTACTTAACTTTTTTCAAGACTTTGACGAAGGTTATATCAAACTTCAACGCAGCTTCAGCCGGCTTTAATTTTGAGGCGTTCTTAGCTGTTCTTGTAGCAGGCTATCAAGTCAAGGCAAATACCGGCACCATTGCCGACTTTGTCTCAAGAGCTGACGGCTCAAACATGCCTATATCACTAAAGCTTTATCAGGAAGGTAAATTGCATGTTGGTGGTTCCTTTACTGACTTGGCAAATGACTTAGCAGAACAAAAGCCAGAATTTGATTACCCTTTTATGCGATACCTCGCAGTAACAAAAGAATTTGAGGGAGGCCAAAAAGAAGGTCTAGACATAAACGGAGTGCTCCGTTGGTATCAATTTGACTTTACGTTGGACAATGTCTTCGATCTCCTCTCCCAGTCTTCGGCAAAATCTCAGAAATGTGTCCAGTTACCAAAAGATTTTATTACAGGGCGAAACTTAGACTATGCCTCAACTCTGCCTGGCTCTGTTATTCCATCGCCTGAACAACTTGAGAAGGTTTTTGTCAGCGCATTTAAGAAAGAAATCACCGCTTATAATAATCAGCAAATCGTTAATGGCAACGAACAAGGTCAGATAGACGAAGACCTTTTCAATATGATTACAGCAGCCATGAATTGGTCAACCGAGGATGTATACTTTACGCTTTACAGTCCAGATAAAGCGTATCTTGAAAAGCTAGAAAAGAAAGGTCTAGACCGACCAGAAGGTTTTGAGGAGCAGCCTTCCTACGTTTCTAGGGGTGATTCAAGGATGATGGGCCGCGACGGATCACGACCAGGCAAGACTGCCTTGGAAAATGTCATCGCCGGAGCGCTGACTCAAGCACAGGCTGCAGAGCACCCTGCCGTTCAAGGACTCGACGCAAAACAGATAAAAACTAAGGCTAGAAACTTGGCAACAAGAGCAAGGAACGCTAACAATGGCGGAAAGAACACCGCAGCCGCCGGAGACAGTGTTCTTTCTATCTATTCAAAATCAAAACTAAAAGATGAGCGTTTAGCAAAGCTGATATCGAAGGGTGGCCCGTCTAATGTGTTTGCTACAATAGAGCAGTCTGTTCAATGGTACAATGCAGAGGGCCGCACTGATGAGGAAAGAAAAGCAGCCCTTAAGCAATGTTTTGGATATCTGACAACAGAGCAATTCAACCTAAATCAGGCTGTCGTCGCAAAGGTCAACACCCTGACAAATAAAAGAACACTCCCCGATGGTCAGGCTCAGCCAAAGTTCGCAGAGCTTTATGTTGGAATGCAGAACACGCAAAACATTCTTAATAGAATGACGAGTCTTATCAACGACGCTATTTTTGGAATATTTTTAAGCGTAAAGAATGTTCAAGATAGTACCTACTCCTATATGGCTGGTGGAATGCAAGATGAATCAAAGGCAGACGAAGCCATCACTGCTTCCAATGATATCATCAAGAGAACGAAAGACCTCAAGCAATCCAGCACAGAAGAAAACTAAAAAAACGCTTGACATTTTTTCAAAATACATTATAATAGTAGTATAACAAAGCGAGGTTACATGACTACCAAGTTAGAGAACGGCCAGACCTTACGCAACAAGGTCTTGGATGGGGTGAATACCCTTGCCGATTATGTTGCGGCTACCCTTGGCCCCAAGGGACAAAATGTTCTTATCCAGCAAAAAGATAAGAGACCATTCATTACAAAGGACGGAGTGACTGTTGCTCAGAACATGAGCTTTGAAGACCCGTTTATGAATGCCGGGGCAGAAGTTGTAAAGCAGGTTTCTGCTATGACTAACTCCGAAGCAGGCGACGGCACGACCACAAGCACTATTCTAGCCCGAGAACTCCTACGACAGGCCCACAAACACATCGAGAGTGGTGTTAGTCCTATCGAAATCAAACGTGGGCTAGAGAAGTGCTGTGAGGTCGCCTGTGAGGGCATTGCTGATTTAGCAAAGCCTATCTCATCTGTCGAGGATATTAGACACGTTGCTACTATCTCTGCTAACAACGATAAAGTTATTGGAGACCTAATCGCAACAGCGGTAGATAAGATTGGTAAGAACGGCTCTGTATCTGTTGAGGACGCAAAGTCTCATGAAACAAAGTTAGAACTTGTTGAAGGTTTCAAGTTTCAGTCTGGCTATGCCGCCAGAGCATTCGTGACCGATGAACGTAGAGGTCTAGCAAAGTATGACAACCCTATGTTTCTTATCACGGACAGCAAGATTGACCAAGTAAATGATATCCTTCCAGCGCTAGAGATAGCAGCAAGGGAAGGCAGACCATTTATTATTATTGCAGATGAGATTGAGGGACAAGCACTCGCCGCCCTTATCATGAATACTATTCGTGGCTCGATGAAGGTAGCAGCAGTTAAGTCACCTAGTTATGGAGAAGACCGCAGAGGTATTCTATCTGACCTCGCAACAGCAACAGGAGCAAAGTTCTTTCAGCAGTCGTTAGGGCACAAGGTAACAGAGGTGTCGCTTACTGACTTTGGTCAGGCAGCATCTATCGAGATTGCTAAGAACAGAACAACTATAGTTGATGGCGAGGGTGACTATGAACTTGTCGAGAACAGAATTGAGGAGATCAAAAATGAAATCAATGATACTGACGACCTACACGCAGCTCAACGGCTGCAAGACAGAATCACTCGTCTCTCTTCTGGCGTTGCTATTATTAGGGTTGGAGCAAACTCTGAAGTAGAACTTATCGAAAAGAAGCACCGTATTGAGGATGCACTCGAAGCTGTCAACTCAGCACAGCAAGAGGGTATTATCCTTGGTGGTGGTATGACCCTGCTCCGTATCTCGGAAGCTATTGATATAGAGTTCGACAATGAAGAACAGGCAACATCACTAGGCATCTTCAAGAATGCCCTCCAGTCCCCATTCAACACGATGGCACAAAATGCAGGACACAACCCAGAGGTTCTAAGGATTACGATGGGTAAGTGCGAAGATATGGAAGGATACAACTTTCTAACAAGCAAGAAAGAAAACCTTTTCCACTCTGGGGTTATCGACCCAGCCAAGGTTACAAGGTGTGCATTAAAGAATGCTGTCTCTGTAGCCGGCACTCTTTTGCTTACAAATCATAGCATAGTCCACTGATAGTTTACTACTTAGTAGTGTAAATCATCGGAGGGCTTTGTCATGGTTGAAGAAAGTAAAGTCTGTATGCTAGAGATGCAAACAAAGTTGGACCGCATATGTACCGGTATGGACGTAATGAAGGACAAGCAAGAGGAGATGGCAGAAGATGTGGCAAAGATAAAAGAAGCAGTATACAATCCAGATCAAGGTCTTTATGCTCGCCTTAGAGAGTTGGAAGCTTGGAAGCGAACCAGCTCTAAAATGATTTGGACACTTTTTACAACAGTCGTTGGCCTCATCGGGGCCTTCGTACTTAAAAGTATTGGCGGAACGTGAGGAAAAAATGCTAATAAAATTAAAGACGTTGTTGGTTGAAAACCAAGGACACAAAAGAACAGCAATCTCAAAGCAGATGTACATAAATACCAACAATATTATATCTATTTCTGACTACCCTGCAATTGAAAGCTTTCTTATTATGGAAAAAATGGAACACGCCGGCGATAACTTTTCTCTGGTAAAATTGTCCCATGGGAACAAAACAGAAGACATTATAGCGTTTGGAACCAGCGCCATGATTTATTCCCAAATTAGTCAGAAATCCGGAGGAAAGAGATTACTAAATGACTGAAAGGTTTATCATTATTGGCAGAAGCACTTGCCCCTTCTGTGTTCAGGCTGTAGACTTTTGCAAGGCAAACAAAAGAGAACATATCTTTCTTGACTACAACGAGAAAAGAGAAATCCTTGAAGACTACAAAGAGTTTCACGGACAAAAAACTGTCCCGATTGTTCTTGCAAACAATCTCGAAACAGGATATACTTACATTGTTGGTGGATATACCGACTTGTTAGATTATGTTTAGGAGATTAGCGTGGAAAAGAAAAGCCCCAAAGTAGAAATTAAGACAAAAGTCCTAACCGCTTTGATGACTCCTGCGCTCAAAAGCACAATTAAGCTAGAGTCCTTAATAAGAGACCACTATATGAGTGGCGTTACACTGTGGGACACAGACTTGACAACTATGATGGAACTTACTGTTTCATCTAAAGTTCTAATCGCATACTTGCAGGGCCTACTGGATGAAGCAGAAGAGGCAGAGGTAGAGTCAGTTCATCTGTCTCCGCAAGAGTCGCAGATTTTAGCAGCACTTGTTAAATCTCTTGGAACTTCATACGAGTTAAAGGTTGGAAATATTAGTCTGAGGGAACATTGATGAAGTTATGGCTGGGTATCACAATATTTACTATCGGTCAAATCTTTGGTTGGTATCAGCTAAACCTTCAAAAATATTCAGAATGGTGGAAAGATAAGCCTGTTATAACTGCCATGATTATTGGTGTTCCCACTAGCATAGCTTTCTGGTATGCTTGGAGAATAGTATCGGAAGCAACAGGGTCAGTTTGGTCTGCTAGGTTTATAGGCTCCAGCACTGGTTTTGTTATATTTCCGATACTGACTTGGTTTATGCTTGGTGAAAGCATGTTCACAACAAAAACAATGCTTTGCCTGAGCTTGTCCATACTTATTATACTGATACAAATTTTTTACTAACACTGCTTTCTATTTACTATTTATAGTAAAAAGGTTATACTATCACTATGTCTAATTTTCACAACAAATGGAAACAGTTCCTCAAAGAAGCACAGCAAGACGCAAAGGTCTTGCGAAATCTCAACATAAAGGCAATTCAAAAAGAGATGCCGAGAGGACCAGAAGAGGAACCACGAGATTACTTTGCTCGTATTCAAGGCATGGAGCGTGACCCTGAATATCAAAATCCTGTATTCCCAACAGAACTTACAGATTGGATGGAGTCTTTACCAGACAATCATTTTCCCACAAATGGTCGCAAGGTATTTGCGAAGTGGTTGGGCAATGAAGTTCTTAGGCTTGAAACCACGGCAGCACCAGGCCACACGTCTTTCAGTGATTTAAATCTCTACAACAATGATATAAGATACATTACCGACTATCTCAACGGAGCACCAGAGATACCAGAGAACATATGGACCATGAACTTCGACCAGGTGTTTCTGCTCTCTGAAGATTGGCACGAAACCCTTGGAGACGTTAAACCAGAGGGAGATGTTGAACTAACCAAAAAGGTTGTGTACGATTTTAAGAATGGTTATGTTATCGTTGATGTGCCCCCCCAAGACCTCAAACTAGAAGGTCACATATTGAATCACTGCGTCGGGGGCTATTGTGATACTGTTGCAAAAGGCAGAGCTAAAATTTACTCTTTGCGAGGACCGACTAGGAAACCGAAGGATAGGAAGGATTATCCAGACCTCCATAATAGCAAAAATTTCCCATACGCGACTATCGAGATTGATTCCGATGGCAGCGTCATGCAAATAAAAGGAAACAGAAACGGCATACCAAAGTCTGGAGATGCCAAGATGATTAAAACATGGCTTAGAACTACAGACCTTATGTATGAAAAGAGTATAGACTACAAGAACCTTGTGAATATCGACGATGACCTCAAGCCGGTTTTAGAGGGTGATGGCTTTGTAGAAAACTACCAAGATGCTATAGCCGCCGCGAACCACCCTGACCCCGAAATTCATGGATATATACTGAAAAGATTTGAAGAGGAGATTGCGAAGAGAGGCGGCATCGAGTTCCTTGATGACACCCGAGCATGGGGCGAAGACGACCCTTGGGTTGGTGAAGTAATGGACGAACTAGCGAAAAACAATGAACTAGAAATACCAGAGATAATAAGGATAGCAAAGCTAGGGTATCGTGTTGGTATAGGTTCTGCGATAGAGCCTTTGCTCAGCCCAGGGTCGCAGCAAAAATACAAAAAGCATGATGGCCAGGAAAGAAACCACATCATTGCTAGAGCAGTGTATAAAGAGATGAAAGATGAACTGCTGGACCCAACGCCCAGAGAAGATGACCCAGCCCGGAATGGCTTGTTTGGCCAACAGATTCATTTCATGTCTGCTATCGCCCGTCACGACCCAATGGCTAGACAGGAAATAGTAGACTTCTTGCTAACGCCAGAAACGACTCAAAGGTTGTCCACCCTCACCCGGAAGAACAATATAATTATAAACATTTTTGACAACTATTTGAAGGCAGGCACTACAGAGTACAGGCAAGAAACAAAAACAAATGACAAGTTCAAGTCTAATGCGATGCCCGCAAATCTCGACACCGTAAAAAAGATATTTGATTTCCAAATGTCAGAATTGAGAAAAAAACTTGGAGACGAGAGAACACCCGACAGGCTGATTGTCCGCATGGCTGGACTACCAAAGATACCACAAGAAGTTGTTGAATACTTTGTAGAGTATGCAGCTAATACAAGCGGCGTAAATAGTTCAAAGATAACAGAAAAAGTAATCACCATCCCTAGTGTTAGCGTAGAAGTTAAGAAAGAGCTAATAGAAAAATCTTACATGAAGGATAACCATCATATTCCAAAATCTGGTTATCATTACGGTGCTTACGGCAAAATCTTCTCAAGAAGACTCAGAGAACTTTTGTTCAAGATGCAACCAGAGTTAGCTCAGTGGATATTGGATAGTGAGCTATTGGACCCGGTGCTCGTGGAAGCTTGGAAGGGTAGTATAGTAAAAAGAACAGGTCGCCACGTAGATACGGCAAACCTCGATTCTGAACAAACAAGAGAGCTAGAGTATTTTCTCAAGAAGCAAAAAAAGAATATTCAACGAAACATCAACATAAAAGCTAGAAAAGAAAAAGAAAAGCTTCAAGAACAAATACAGAAATATTTTGGGAAAGAACGCTTGACAAAGAACCAATTTTATAATAAGATAGAAGAGACGATAAACGAAGAAAAAGGAAGAAGCAGACAGCGAGGCATCTATAAGTTTTATTGTATGTTGTCTTATGGTTTGACGCTAGAAGAAAACAAGACTCGTGGTTTGGACGATATCTTGGCTGACCTTCGTGCTCTTCCAAATGTTACAATCGTTACGGTTGTTATTAAGAACCAAAAGATAGCAGAGGGCAGATACATTGCTGGTCTCTCTGTTAAGTTTATACCATCTGTGCCTGGTCAGTTCCGCTCACCCGAAGATGTGAAGAGTAGAATCACCAGAGATATCAGAAGGTTATCAAATGTGCAAAGTATTTTTAAAGTTTCAGCAGGGCTTGAAAGGCTAGAGTAGTGAGAACACCACAAGACTTCCGACGAGAAAACGTCAAAGAGTTATTCGATAAAATCCTAAAAGATAATAAAACAAAATTAGTTCCAAAAAATATCTCAATAAATGAAAGCATCAACTCTGATTTTACATCAGTAAGTTTTTCTCTTGATATGATTTCTGGAGAAGATACAAGGACTTACAACTTTATTGACGTCGAGGGCAAAGGTTTTGTTGACGCTGTCTTCACAACTTGTTATGAAGAGTTTGTCGAACCTTTCCCATCAATAAAGAACCTAAATCTTGTTGACTTGATTGTTAAGCCTATCTTTTCTATGTCTAAAAAGGAGAGTGGAACAGATGCAAGAACAGATGTTATTTTTCGAGTAGAAATAAAAGACCACGGACTCTCAGAGTTTTCATCTAGGTCTAGATCAATTGTTCATTCTAGCTTTTTGGCAATGACTGAAGCTTTTCAGTTCTACATAAACTGTGACAAAACTTTCCATCAATTAAGGGCTTGGCTCGATGATGCAAATAGTAGACACAGGGGAGACCTTGCACAAAGTTGTATAGCAGACCTAGCCAAGCTAACAACAGTGAATGCCTATGAACGAAAATAAACAAATAGAATGGCGAATCGCCATCGTCGCCGGAATACTAACCACAATACTTTATACCTATGTTGGATATTTTAAATAAAATAATGCCTTTTATCATACTTCTTTGGCTGCTCTGCTTACTTATATTAGGGGTGGTAGTTGATTATGCCGAAGAAGACATCCAACGTGAGAGAGATAGAAGTCGGGGACCTGGTGTACCACATATTATACGGCCATGACTGGGTTGGAATAATACTTGACATTATCGACGTTTACGACTATAATGATAATAGGTCATCAACTCACAGAGAGATGGCTTTAGTGCAGATGCAGCCAGGTACAGAGTACGACCACTTCTTTAAGAAGATGGTATCCAACAGCAATAGGATAAGCGATTCAATGGGTTTGGTATCTACTAACTGGTTGTTCAAGCTAAAACAAAGAAAGAAGAAAAAATGAACGGATACGTACTTAGAAAGGGTGACTTGATTGCTACCAATCAAGGCGCTGGTATTATCACAAAGACTACAAGAGGTTATGTCTATTATCTTTTCAGGGGTCATATCTGTAAAAGCCCAAAAGAAACTCTTTGGGAATACAATGACCTTGCCAGTAGGAAACTTGAGATAAAGTATGGCAGCATGAATAGAAGAAAAAAGAAAAGAACAATGAGAACACTCGACCTTCACGGCGTAAAACACGAGGACGCAGATGAGAAGGTAAGAAAGTTCTTGAACTTCGTGGAGCTTCCATGTAATATAATCACAGGGAAATCACCAGAGATGAAAAAAATCGTTGAGGACATAGTTATAGAATACGAATGGTCCTTTCGCGAAAAGGATAGCTGGAATACAGGAACCCTTGTGGTTACGGAATAATGAAAAAATGGAAACCTATATTTATTGAGAACAGCAGAGTGCCAGTTTGGTTATCAAAAATAGCACCCATTGAGATAGGCGCAATATCACTTGCGGGATTAGTATTTTCAAGAGGCTTTATGTCTCCGGTCACAAAAAGACACGAGACAATACACTTTCAGCAGCAGTTAGAAATGTTATTTATTCCTTTCTTTTTGCTGTATGGTTTTTTCTGGCTGAAGGCTATGATAAAGCATAGAGATGGTAAGGCAGCCTACTACGTAAACCCCTTTGAAAAGGAGGCTTACATTAATGAGACAGACGAGAATTACTTACAGAATCGTAAAAGATTCGCTTGGAAGGACTATTTATAATGTAAGCTATGTTGAGAATATTACTACTACTCATGGTTTTGCTATCCTGTGGAACAGAAACAGAAGTGGTATATCGAGACATAGAATACAGAGACCTCGGCGTTCGACCAGAGGTTTGGATTTGCTACAATAAAGACTCCGACCAACATGGAAAACTTTGCACACCTCAATGTTATGGCGAAGTAAAAGACAACAGCAAATATTGTTGGCTCCTCAAAAGAGAGGAGTGTAACATAATTGAGTTTGATTGGCAGAGAGAAAATTGTCACTTTTTTGATTGACACCATCCAACAAATATAGTAATATA